AAGGGTGGAAGGAAGTTAAAGATTTTGATGTTGGAGAGTGTATAGGGTTTCCGATCCGCACAATCACTTCCAATATAAGTGAGGTTCAGTTCGATTTCGGAGTAACTCAGAACAAGCATGGAGGAGGGAGGACCGAGCAAGTCCCTCAGAGCACTCCACTTGACTTTGAGCTAGGGAGAATCGTAGGGCTTTATCTGGCGGAAGGAAGTATTAAGAAGCAGTGCAAATACCCTGATAATGCATGCGCTGTGGTATTTACCGTACACGAGGACGAAGTTCCTCGGACGGTAGAATGGTTGGAGGCCAAGGCTGGCCTATGTAAGTCGATCACAGTCAATACTCGCAAGACTCAGAAGTCTGTAAATGTTCAGATGTACGGGCGATCCATCTCTGAGTTCCTGCGGAATTTTGTTGGAGAGAAGGATGAGAAGCACCTCCCGTTCAACTGGTGGAAGATGGGCAAGGACTTCGTAGAAGGGATAGTGCTCGGCTACTTAGCGGGAGATGGGCATGTGTGCAAGACGAATAGGCTAATTGCAGCGTCCTCAATTCGAGAAGCCATTACGGTTGGAATTCGAGATGCTGTCGCGGCATTAGGATATGGATGGGGTGCGATTTCGTATAGGCCCGCAGGGACATACTATAACCGTAACTGCAAAGCGATCTACACGTTCAAGCTCTATGGCGACGGTGTGAACGTACTAGCCGTTAAGTTAGGAAAGGTAGCGCCTGCGCTGAAGACGAAGACGCGAGCACCATATGTAGAGATTGCAGACGGATATGCGTGGATACCAGTGCTAGATATTGAGCCTTTGGAAGCGCAGAAGGTATACAGTTTAGAGGTAAATGTTAGTGATCACTCTTACTGTACGCCGCATGGAGCCTCGGCGAACTCAGAAGTTGCTTATTGGAACGCCGCGGAGGAGATTTCTTCGGGGGCGATGCAGGGGATACCGGAGGAGCCGGGGACTGAGTGCTACATGGAGTCAACCGCCGCGGGCGCGGGCGGGTACTTTCATTCGTTGTGGCAGAACGCCTGTCACCCGGATGACGAGCCGGGCGGTCATTGGAACGGGTATTGGAGGGTGTTTTGTCCGTGGTTCTGGGACAAAGGGTATAGAAGGAAGGTGCCGAGAAACTTCGAGGCGTCGGACAGAGAGAAGTTGTTGATGAAGCTGCATGGTCTGGACATGGAGCAGATGGCGTGGCGGCGGTACAAGATCGCCAATATGAAGAATGACGAGTCACGGTTCCAGCGGGATTATCCGGCGACTCCGGCGGAGGCGTTCAATTCGAGCCTGTCGAACGTGTTGATTTCACCGGAAGTGGCGTTGACGGCGATGCAGGCCGGGCGGGATCAGGTCTACGACCCTGTCGGCAAGATGATTTTGGGTGTGGACGTGGCGCGGGAGGGTGATGACGATACCGCGATGGTGATCCGCCAGGGGCGGGTGATGCCGTGGTATAAGAAGATGAGCAAGTTCACGACGGTGCAGGTGGCGGGTGAGATTGTTCGGATCATGAAGCAGTTTCCGATAGACCATGTGTGCATCGATGCCACAGGTGGCTACGGTGCGGGCGTGTATGACGTGCTGGTGAGCTGGGGCTACGGAGCCAAAGTGACCGCGGTGAACTTCGCGGAGCGGGCGTTCGAGAATGACCGGTATCGGAACCGGCGCACCGAGATGTACTGGCACCTGAAAGAGTGGCTGGAGGCGGGGGCCGGGATACCGCACCACGACGAGTGGCTGGTGGAGTTGTGTGCTATTACCTATAAGCACGATCCGACCAGCGACCGGCTGCAGTTGGAGAAAAAGGACGAGATTCGCAAGCGGATCGGGAAGTCTACGGACATAACCGACGCGGCTGCGTTGACATTGGCGATGCCTTCAATAACGATAAGTGGCACGTCTGAGAGTTTTGACCCATATCAAATGTTTGGAGTAGTGTGATGGACAGCAATATAGTATCGCTCGTAGATCGCACCGGCAGTAGCAAGTTTCAGAGCCCGGAGATGGCGCTGCGAGAGGCATTGGAGGACATCAAAGAAGGCGGCTGTTGGGAGGCGTCTTCGAAGATGTTGATCATAGTCGTGGACGACAGCACTGACGAGTTCAAAATAGGGTTTGCCAACGCCGCGATGAAGGCTTCAGAAATTATAGCGGCGTGCGAGATACTAAAGTCGAGGATGTTGGTCTCGATGGGGCATATAGGGGAAGGAAATGGCTAAGCCGATTTCACCGAAGGTAATATTCAAGAAGGTCAGCGTCAAGGCACTGGTACAGCAGTTGGACGGAGCCCCGGAACCGCCGTACCCGGTGTACCGCCTGGGGCGGACGATCAAGACAGAGCGCCCGGAAGTTCCGGGGCAGCCGTATAGACGATATAGGGACTTTCCATGACAGCGACTCCGAGCTACGTCCTCTCTAAATCACGCCGGTTGGCGCGGGAGAGGTTGGCGCAAGTGAAGGTCGAGCAGGGCAGGCGAGACAAGGCGAAGTTGGTACTGGAGATCGCCACAGACCCGGTGGATGCAGAGTACAGAGTAAAAGACCAGAGCGTGGCACGCCTGATCGGGGCAGAACTTGTGCGTCGATACCCTGGGCGAGGCTGGATGGTGGAGGCGGATGTCAGAAATGGCATCGCTAAGATTTACAACGGACATGTCTCTGGACAGTTCGGGTGGATATTGAAATTAAAAGACATGCGCGAGGCGTCGTTTTCGGCGGACATCGCGAAAATAGGTGGAGAGATGTTAGAGAGATCAGGACTGAGCTGTGGGAAGTTTAGCGAATCCGAGGTGATCAATCTCCAGCGAACATTAACAGGACAGGCGAGGGTAGATTTATCGTGAGTACAATCAGTCCGCAGGACCAGGATGTAATAGTAGTCAAAGATACCGAGGCAACAGGGCAGGAGCGCGATGAGTCGTTCTGGCTTGGGCTCGCCTCGGCCAACTTCGACACAGGTAAGTCATACCAGGACTCATCGTTGACATCGCAGTGGGAGAAGAACGCCGACCACTTCAACTCGAAGCACTATCGGCGCAGCGCCTATAATTCCAAGCTCTACCAGGGGCGAAGCCGGTTGTTCCGACCGCTGACGCGCGCGGCGGAGAGATCAGGGGCGGCACAGTTCGCCACGGCGTTCTTCTCGAACGAGGACATCGTGTCAGTGAAGCCACAAAACGAGTCTGACCCGGAGCAGGTAGCTGCCGCACGCATGATGAAGCAGCTCCTCCAGTACCGGTTGGAGAAAACGATACCCTGGTATCTGACCTGCATGGGAGCGTGGCAGGATACAAGAGTCTACGGACCGTGCGTGACTTATACGGTGTGGGATTATCAGGAGCGGGTGAAGGACATTGGCGACGGACTTCAGGAAGTGACCATCGTGTCCGACAAACCTGTGATCGAGATGGTGCCGCCGGAAGGACTGCTGCTCGACCCGGCGTGCGATTGGCGAGATCCGATCAATACGAGCCCCTATGTGATTCGGCTGGTGCCGATGTACATCGTGGATGTTGAAGCCAAGATGGACTCGAAAGATCCTAAGACTGGGAAACCTGAGTGGCGTAAGTTGTCACGGGCGCAGCTGCTGTCATCGCAGAGTGATCGGTACAACACGGTACGCCAGGCGCGGGAGGGCGACAACCGCCCTGATAAGATGGACTCACAGGATCGGATCGAGTTTCAGATCGTGTGGATGCATGAGAATTTTGTCCGCATGGATGGCCAGGAGTGGGTGTACTGGACTGCGGGTGCCGAGCACTTGGTAACCGAGATCAAACCGCTGAAAGATGTGTACCTCCATGGGCAGAGGCCACTAACTTACGGCTTCAGCATCATTGAAGCGCATCGATTTGCGCCGAGCTCAGCCACGGAGCTGATCTCGAACCTGCAGGCAGGTGTCAACGACATTGCGAATTTGCGGATCGACAACATCCGTCTGGCGCTGAATAAGCGGTACATCATTCGTCGTGGTGCCACCATCGACCTTGAAGCTTTGATGATGAGTGTACCGGGCGGCGGAATTTTCACACAGGACCCAGAACGGGACGTCAAAGTGCTTGAGACGCGAGATGTCACAGCATCCAGCTATAAAGAGCAGGAGCGCATGGAGACGGAGAGTAACGACATCTCCGGCACGTTCATGGGCAGCGCGGTGCAGAACAACCGCTCGTTGAACCAGACAGTCGGCGGCATGGAAATGCTGGCGGAAGGCAGTAACGCGATCAGCGAGCTCGACATTCGTACTTTTTCCGAGACGTGGGCCAAGCCGCAGTTAGAATTGCTGATGGCCTATATTCGCGCTTATGAAACAGATGAAGTTATCTTTGCCCAGGCGTTCGAAGAAGCGAAGAAGCTCGGAGGGTTCGAAGTCCCTAATAAGATGGAGGCTACTGACTACAAAGAGAAGCTGATCGAGCGCATCCGCAAAGATAAGCTGATACTGAAGGTCAACGTAGGCCTGGGCGCAACCAGTCCGACACGTAAATCTGAGACGCTGAACCGGACGCTGAGTGTTATCGCGCAGGTCGAAGAGCAGCGAGCCAAGATTGATTGGGACGAAGTGACAAAAGAGCAGTTCGCCATCGCAGGGTTCCAGGATGGCAAGAGGTTCCTGCTCTCGGAGAATGACGAGAAAGAGATCACAGAAGAAGATTTGCAGCAGGCGCATGAGCAAGGCATCGAAGCCGCGAAAGATCAGGCGAAGATAGCTGAGGTCGAGTCTCGCGAGCGGATCGCCGGGTCGAAATTAGAGCTGGAACGTGAGCTAGGCTACGCGAAGCTAGCACTGACGGAAAATATTACAGTCGCTCAACTACAGGCGAAGCTACAAGTCGAAGCATCGAAGGATGCCACACGCCGAGATTCGGCGGCGGCGCAGGCGCAGAGCAACACGAATGAACTTGACTTCAAACGAACTACAGGGAAACCAGGAATATGACAGGCTTTACAGGTAACGACGTACTCAGCAGCGAAGACCAGCAACTGATCGACGCGAACCAGTCCAAGCTCGTAGCAGAGCTGGAGACGGCGATCAGTGCGTCATCCGAGACGAAAGTATGGCTCAACACCGCGATGGGCAAAGCTGTACGCGAGGCAATCATCGTCAATAAGCAAGAGGCGATGCACCAAGCAACAACGGGTGCCACCGATGAGGTTGACAATGCTCGGAAGGACTTTGAAGTATGGTGTGGCGTGGAGAGTGTTTTCGCGGCGATCATAACGGGCGGTGTCGAGGCGACAAGTACGCTAGCCACGATGGAGGCTATATCAGATGAGTAAGGTAGTAGCAGAAGAAATAGCAGGTGAGGATGAGCCAGAGGCCGTCGCCATACCTCCGGTGTCGAACCCCCGCAACTCCGCGATGGATGAAATTGCAGAGGCGGCGAGGCGTCATCGGGACAAGGAGATGGAGGCGGATAAGCTGATCGTGGCGGAAGAACCCGCCCCTGCTGAGGTAGAGAAGCTGGGCAAGCTGGAAGAACCTGCTGAGGTAGAGAATGTTGACATATCCCCAGAACCTGCTAATAATCTAATTATCGAGCGCGATGGACAGCAGTTTATTCAGCTGAATGTCAATGGCCAATCTCAGGAATTATCCTTGGAGGAAGCCAGATCGAAGCTGCAGCAAGGCGAAAACGCCAATCTGCAGACAAAGTTAGCCGTTGAGAAGCAGCAAGCTGCTGATCTAGTAAAGGCTGATTATGAGGCGCGACTTGCGAATGACTCTACCCAGCCGGATGACAATTCTGCAAGCCAAGCTGAAACGAAGTTGCGGGTAAAAGACGCACTTCAAAAACTCTATGATGAGGGCGATGTAGAAGGGTCAGCGGATATTATTGTGGAAGCACTGCAGCGCACACCCGCGCAGCCAGTTCAAAGCATTAGTGAGGCGGATGTCGATACAATTATCGATCGCCGTGAAAACCGCAAGGCTCTAGGAGATGCGTTCAAGCAGTTCACCGCAGACGAGAGATTCACATCGTTGGTGGGAGACGAAGACCTGATGTCCCTTGTGGACAAGAAGACAGCGAGATTGCAAAACGACGCTGAGTTCATGGGTACGAGTCCGAGCTACTTCGACATCTTCACTAAGGCTGGGGAACAAGTATTGAATCAGTTCAGTGCCACACCTCGAGGGGAAAGCGAAAAACCAGACACCGTCATGGAGCGCAAGCGGAAACAACCCGCTGCCGTAACATCACGAACTGCCAGGCGGACTGCTCCAGAACCTGTAAAGCCTAAGACTACAAACGACGTCATTGCAGAGATTGCGAAAAGTCGCGGTCAAACAGGTTACTAATTAATAGGAGCATCACCAATGGCAGGACAACTCTGGAGCGTAAACACACTAGGCGGATTCATGTACTCGGACGAATTGTCTGACTACCTCCGTACCGAACTACAACCCTCAAGCCGATTCCGTCAGTTCTGTGACGTTAAAGAAGGTAAAGGGAAAGACAAAGGCGAGCTATTTAACTGGAACGTCTATTCCGATGTCGAAACAGAAGGCGACTCAGTCAACGAGACTGATGCGACCCCTGAGACGAACTTTACCATCACGCAAGGACAGTTGACGATTACTGAGTATACCAACTCTGTACCGTTCACTAAGAAGCTTGATGATCTGAGCCGACACCCTGTTAAGGAAGTCATCCAGAAAGTTCTGAAAAACGACGCCCGTAAAACGTTAGATCGTGCAGCTCACGCTCAGTTCGACGCTACTGTAGTAACAGTATCTCCGACAGCTGGAAACTCTGCGACTGCTGTGACTATCGAGACTGGCGGTGCAACTATCACTAATAACATCGGTATGAACAAAGAGCATGTGAAAGGTATCGCTGATGAGATGAAGGAGCGTGACATTGCCCCTTACTTCCAAGACGATTACTTCGCTATCGCTCGTCCAACTACGTTGCGACCATTCAAAAACGACCTGGAGACTATTCACCAGTACGTTGAGTCTGGAATGCAGTTAATCTTCAATGGTGAAACAGGCCGTTACGAAGGCATTCGCTTCGTTGAGCAGACCAACATCCCTTCTGAAGCATGGGCTAACGGTTTGTCTGACGCTGCTTTCTTCTTTGGTGCTGACACTGTGGCGGAAGCTATTGTCGAGCCTGAGCAGATCCGTGGTAAGATTCCTACTGACTTCGGTCGTAGCAAGGGCATCGCGTGGTACTACATGGGCGGCTTCGGGATTGTGCATAATGCAACCGACGGCTTGCAAAACCGTATCATCAAGTGGGACACCGCTGCTTAATCAGGAGAACCAACATGGAAACTAAGACTGGGTACGACAAGATGCAGAGTGGGTACAACCATAACACTATGGATTACAGCCCCAACGCAGGTGAAGGCCACATGTTTTACAGTGATGGCGAATATGGCAGTGTCGGAGATTCTTCCGGCGTTGCGGATGGCCTCTCCTCTGTGGAGACTATGGACATCAAAGGGACGCAGGTTGCTCAAGACCAGCGTGTGATGAGTCAGCGTGAAAGCGCTGGTGGAAACTTTGAGATTGGATGCTAAGGAGCTGACTGATGAGCTACGACTTACCCCTAGTACAAACATACACGCTGCCGAACTCAGCAATTGACACCGCGAGCGTTAAGCTCAGTGTTGTCGGCCCTGCTGGGCTCAGAGGTCGGCTAGAGTCCATCGGCGCAGTAATTACTGCCGATACGACTGACGCAGCCTCTGTAGTGCAAGTAGGCACAGCAGCTACTGCTGATGCGTTCGGCACACTGTCTGTTCCTGTCGCCTCTGCGGGCGCGTCCACTAACGCCGCTGTGATCCTGACCGACGATGATAACTTTATGGCTGCTGACACTGTTGTGGAGATCGCCTCTGACGGCGGGTCGACAGCAGGTGACGCGGATCTGACAGTTACTATCGCCTGGTTCTAAGCACGTTAGATAGAAGTATTAAGGTCGCCTATGCTCAGGCTGGGCGACCTTAACTTTTAGGAGTACGCTATGGAACTTATGCACGATTTCCGCAACAACGTAGACCGCTCTCAATCGCCGAGTACGCGAGTTGAACAAGGCGACTCACCTACATTAGTTGTGACTGCTCCCACGAGAGAGTACCTGGAGCCAGAACTGGCGCGTGACGGAAGCCTTGAGAACGGAACATCGTTCGAGAAAGGACTTTACGAGTCCGCCGATTTTAATCCGAATGAGGAAGGAACACACCATGCCACTGGATATTAATGCCCCGTTTGGCGTAGTCAAAGGTATATGCGCTGAGTACCCCGGCGCGAAGTTCGAGCAAGGAGGGAAGCTGTACAACGCCAAACACGAGCAAATTCGTGCAAATGGTGCAGTTGTACCAGTAGATACACCGCCCGCTCCACCAAAATTCGACGACCAGATCCTAGAATTAGAGACGAAGCTGCTTGAAGCAAAGCGTGCGTTGGAGGCAGATCCTAGCCCCGGTCGTCGATCTGCAGTCACCAAGTTAGAAAATAAGATTGCGGTACTGAACCGCTAACATGCAAGGAGTGTCAGGATGCAGGTTCGGACATTTCTTGAGATGTGCCAGCAACTCATGCGAGACGCTGGCATCTCAGGGACAATCACAAACACTGAAGGGAACGCAGGCGAGCGGCAACGTGTAGTTGACTGGGTTGCGCGTGCCACAACCGAGATCGAAGGGATGTGGTTCAATTGGAACTTCCTTCATTCGTTCTACTCACTGGCCACTATCGAAGGGGTGAGTGACTACCCTCCACCTCCCGACTTGAATATGTGGGACCGTGAGACCTTCTCTATTGTTGAGCGGGAGCAGCAACTCGGATTCATAGACTGGAATGAGAAGCGCACCGACGCAACTGATCCGGTCGAAGGCGATCCGTACATGGTTACGATCCTACCGACCCAAGCGTTACGGTTTTACGACACCCCAACTTCTATACTGACGATTGCCACGCAGTACTATAAGACAGCCACTGTGCTGATCGAAAATGCCGATGAACCTCTGATACCGCTACAATTCCGGGACATCGTTGTATATAAGGCATTGCAGTACTACGCGAACTACGAAAGTGCCGACGAGTCGAAGCTAGCAGGTATCGAGCAGATAGAGCCACGACTACGCCAGCTCCAATCAAGAGAGCTTCCAGCGAACCAGAACTCCGGCTCGATCAATACCGGCACGATGATCCAAGTAGTTGCGCCGGGGGCTACGGCTGAGGACTTCTACTAATGAGGTCGCAGCGATCGTCGGCTGTAGTCTATAGCGGCGGTCTCGACCTTGTCACACCTCCACTGCAAGTTGCGCCCGGACGTCTGATCAACGCCAAGAATTATGAGTGCGACCTCAACGGCGGATACAGAGTATTCGCAGGGTTCGAGCGTGTCGATGGGCTGACATCACCGACAGGCGGGAGTTGGACTGTGCTTGGCGTCACCGATGTCACAGGATTCGTACTCGGCGAAACAGTCACAGGCGGCACGTCTTCTGCGACAGGAGAACTCATCGCGATAGGTGCTGCTGAGCTGTACATGGCGAGCGTCGTAGGTACGTTCGTCGATGCGGAGGCACTGACGGCTCCAAGCGCGAGCGACACCTCGAACACAGATCCGTTTGAGGATGTAACGTTAAGTGACGACGTGTCGTTCAACGACGTGCGATACCAGAAAGAACTCCACTATCGAGACCTCATCAGCGCAGTGCCGGGCATCGGCCCCGTGCGTGGCGTCCATCGTCACCTGGGTGAGCTCATTGCGATCAGAGACTTTGACGGCTCAGAGGCGAGAATGTACAGAGCCACTGCATCTGGATGGGCACAGGTCGTGCTAGGGCACATTGCCTACTTCGACAATCGTATCAACAAGCCCGAGAGCGGGGTCCCAGCCCCTGGGGTCATCGTCATCAACGATAGCAATGGCAACGAGGCAGACCTTGTTGCTGTAGTATGGGTCACAGTTGCGGAGCTGGAAGGATACGCAGTTATCCAGAATTACACGGCAGGATTTCTGGAAGGCGACACTATAAGAGAAGACACTACCGCTATAGGCACACTGACAACGGACGCGGTGCCGATCACGCTGCTTCCAGGCGGGCGCTTTGAGTTCGTATCGCACAACTTCTTTGGTGAGACATCGACATATGATGTATACGGCTGTGACGGAGTCAATCCAGCGTTTCGATACGCACCGGATACGCAGTATTTTACGCCTATTTACACCGACCAAGCGAACCCTACGATTGACATCCCGTCGTCGATAGCGGTCTATCGGAATCACCTTTTTGTTGGCTACGATCGAGGCATCATCCGTAACAGTGAGCCAGGCGACCCGCTATTATGGGACGCCGCCGCAGGATCGATTGAGATCGGAGTCGGTGCAGCGGTAACAGGGTTCGACCCGACGCCTAAGTCGCTGTCAGTAATGACGAGTCGGACCACCTACGCACTGACAGGCACAATCTCAGAGAACTTTGAATTGGATGTCTCCAGTACTCTGACAGGAGCGCGTCCGCATACGATCCAGCACTTAGGGACGACATATATGCTGGATGATCGGGGAGTAATCGAGCTAAGTCGAGTTCAGGCGTTCGGTAATTTTGAGAACGCAACGGTGTCCAGAGCGATTGAACCTCTGATCCGGCGACTCCGTCCGACGATCATCGCATCGACAGTGTCCCGCTCAAAGAATATCTACCGGCTGTTCGCAGCGGATGGCCGTGGGCTGTCCATGACGTTACAAGACAACAACGTTGTCAGCTTCAGCGCGTGGGACGTAGATCGAGCAGTGTCCTGTACTGCCAACGGAGAAGATGAGACAGGCGCAGAGCGGACTTACTTCGGCTCAGATGACGGATTTGTATACGAGATGGATCGAGGACGCTCATTCGACGGCGACGAGAAAGAGGCGTGGCTACAACCAGCACATCACTTCCTGGATTCACCTACAGTAATCAAGCGGTTCTACCGGATGTTTATAGACGCCGTTGTGAGTGGGGAGTCCTCCATGACTGTATTCGCAGAGTTTTCGCTGGGCGCGTCTTCTACACTACCGACGGAGCAGATCGTTGCGACATTCAGAGGGTCAGAGTCGGCATGGGACGTAGGACTGTGGGACGTGGCGCTATACGATGGCCGCCTCTCAGCGGATACGCACATAGAGCTGACCGGGAGTGGTGACGCCATCAGCACAATCTTTTATAGCTTTTCGGCTACGGATGACATCGCAATATTGAAAGATGTCGTATACCACTATAAATTACGCCGCGCCATGCGAGGATCACGATGAGTAACGACTTTTACACGAAGCCTACGGACGCTTTGCCGTTAACGACGGTAAGGTCTGCGCAGTTCAATTCAAACAACAGCGGATTGGAGGGGGCGTTCGACAAACTCCCTGACGAACAGGCCATACATCGGGCACAGTACGGCACAGACGTCAGCTCAGCGGATACGCTCTACGAAGTCACGATAACCACACTGGTTGGTGATGCGTACTACGAAGGCTTGGAAGTAGTTTTTAAGACCATTTTTGAGAACGCTGTGCCTGCCAATGTGTCTGTCAACGGCAAGACGAACGAGCCGATTATTGACGGCACCGGCACCCCGATCATCGCAGGTAGCATCAAAGCAGGGCAGATAATCACGCTGGTCAGAAACCCCGGCGCTTCAGGCACTGGATTTCAACTGACGTCTACGGTGCTCTTGCAATCCGATATACAGTCAGCGATCGACGCAGAGGCAGGGGCTGAGGCAGCGCAGGCAGGGGCGGAGGCAGCTGAGACTAACGCCGCCGCGAGTGCGAGTGCAGCAAGTACTTCCGAGACTAATACAGCAGCTGACCTTGTACTAACCAACGCTGATGTGGTGCTGACAGGCTTAGATGTAGACAGTACCAACGCTGATGTGGTGCTGACAGGCTTAGATGTAGACAGTACCAACGCTGATGTGGTGCTGACAGGCTTAGATGTAGA